GCATTAGCAGCACCTTGTTCATCCAAGAATGCAGTTATAGCAGGATATGTTCCGCCATTGGCTAACCTATTAAGTTCAGCACATAAAGTGCTACCAGCAGTACCTACAGCCATTGTTATCTTCCTTTGGTCATTGCGTTATAGTAATGTTCATCAAAACTAAATCTTTTCATATGTGGAGCCGTTGCTCCTGTATCGCACCAGAGTGGTACTTCTGCCTGATTACATAGGGCAAAGAAGAATATATCTTCGCCTATAAACTTCTTGCCAGTGCCTAACTCTTGGAACATAGTGGCATCTGGAACAACTTTACGGATTCTTTCTACCACGCTTCGGTGCATAAGCACCAAGCCCATACCTGCTGCATCTACTTTAATCAGAGCATCTTTAGGTAGTGGATGAATTCTTTCTAATGCAAATCCTTCATCGTTATCTACAAACTTGAATACAGTAGGTAGAGGTATCATTAGTGGTTCTTCTGGGTTATTAGTTGTAAAGTAAACACCAGTTAGTAGTGGCTTAGTTAAAGCATCTTTTTTATTCCAAAGTCTTAAAAAAACTTCAGGGCTTACTACTACATCTGAGTCTACCCAGAATAGCCAGTCAGACTTATTGTTTTCATACCAATAGTTGATTGACTCTTCACGCTGTCTGGCAATCTGATTGCCGTGGCTGCGTAGTGTTGTCTCAAACTTTACGCCAGATTTTAGTAGCACATCGGCAATACCTTGGGCAAACTTGCCATCTACCATACCGTTGTCACACCATACTAGCGATACTGTTTCTTCTGCCATTGTCCCCTACTTTCTTACCATTTAACTTTGTCAGCCCAATAGGCTGCACTCATTTTGCCCTTTGCTATATTCTTTTGATGACGAGCCTTAAATGATTTACGCTTCATCTTCATACGCTTTGACTCTCCAGCCTTTGGTGCGCCAGCAGTCTTGGCACCCTGCTCACCAAAGCGGATAGTCTTAACTTGGTCACCAGACTTAGCCACAACCACGTGTGACTTAGTAGGATGATTGGGAGTACGTTTCGGCTTGTTAAACCCAGATACGCCTGCACGTGCTAGGCGTGGGTCACGCTTGCTTTTGTTTTCCATACTCCCCATACTTTCCTAGTACTGACCTAACTGTTCCATTTTTGTTAAGCCGTACTACCATTCCGTTTTTGATTTGTACTTTATTAAATTTTCTGTGTTGCTTATACTTACCTGAAGACATTAACGGTTCTTAGTTCCGAACATACCGCCAAGACCGCCACCAACAATACGGCCACGAACATTAGCCATAGGTGAAACGGTTGTCTTACCTGGTTTTGGATTGCTATTAATTTTATAAATAGACTTAGTACTTCCTTTTTCAAGATTATAATATTTTTCTCTAGTCCTATTTTCATTAGACCATTGTCTTACTGCATCAGAAGTAGGGCTACTAGTTGCAATTTTTGTTTTATTTGGATTGCTATTAATCTTAATTACTTTTTTTGCTGCCATTATTTCTTACCTTTCTTCATAGCACCCTTAACCTTCTTAAGGTTTGGGTTCTTCTTCTTGGCTGCTGCTGAGGCTTTCCGAGCACCAGCCGCAAGGATTGCTCCTGCACGTTCCTTTGAGATACCCTGCTTTTTGGCAATTTGTGATTGGGCTGCTTTGAATCCTGGATGCTTGGCTGACTTCTTCATTAGCGTACTTTCTTCTTTGCATTCTTGTTCTTGCTCTTTAGCGGAACACCAGTAGCAATTGCTCTATCTAGCGCGTTCATACGACCAACCTGTGCAGGTGTCTTAGCGCGAGAACTAGACATCTTTACTGAATAATCTTTCTTTGCCATTACTTCTTGCCTTTCTTAGTCATTTTCTTTGTTGCTTTACCCTTGCCGTATTCCATCATCATTTCTTTTTTTGATTCAGTCTTTTCGTGCTTTTTCATAGCCTTTTTAGACTTATACTTTTCGCTTTTAACTGACATTATTTTCCTATCTCTTTCATTACCTCGGCCACTCCCTTGGTAATCTGTTTGGCTTTGGGCATACTGTCAGCATTATAAGGTTTGCCCAGAACCTCTGATGCTTGGTGTGCTTCTTGTATATCTTTCATACGTGTTCCTGACGGCTGGATACCCTGTGCTCTAGCATCTCTATATGCTTGTAGTTCAGCGTTCCACTTCTTGTCAGGAATATCTCTCTTTGCGTCCCCAGGGTTCATCTGTAGTGTTGAGGCTTTACAGCCAAAACAACCTTCTACATACTCTGGATGATGTTCCCAGTGCTTCATAGTGCGGTAAAGTTAGCCTCCGTAACTCCTACATTGGCAGCAATAAGTGCTGCCTTAGTTGTCTCATCAACAGTATGGTTTCTACCACCAAGGTAAACTTCTGAATAAGAACTTAAACTGTCATCAGTTGGGTATCTAATCTGAGAATAAACTGAACCAGACTTAACAATGGAAATACCTTTATCCAGTTTATAAAAGCGGAACAAGCGGTGTTTACCTATTGGCCCCTCTTTAGCAACTGGTGTTTTAAATGTATAGTTCGCCATTATTCTCCTTTAGTGAACTCACCCAAAGGGGACAGGTTTCCCTATCCCCCAGAGTCAATCAACTAAGCGATTGATGAACCGCTTTCAATGCGGTACAAAGCCTCTTCGCGGTAGCGAGCGAAGCCGAGTACGCCGTACCAGCCCATTGGGCGGTGACGCATCAAGCGGTCTACTACTGGTCCGATGACTACGTGTGGCTCTTCAGCAACTGCCTCAGCAAGAGCCTGCTGTCCGCAAAGGATTGTGCGGTACACCTTTGCAGATGAAGCACCATCAGTTGCAGCGTATAGACGTGGGGACTCTACGAAGAATGCACCTTCGTATGTTCCGATTTCACCTGTCCAGATGCGGTCCTGTGAAGCACCGTACTGATTAGGTAGAAGCCATCCTGCTGAGCCTGTCTCTGCACGAAGGTCGTGTGAAACCTCTGGGTGAATACCAGCCCAGAATAGTGAGCCCTTGCGAGCAACAGCCTTGTTAGCACGTAACTTAGCAACAGCCTTGCGGATGTTTGCAGAAGATAGTGTTGCAGCAGCAGTAATTGTTGCGGTAGATGTAGCGGTTGAACCTGAGTAAATCACGTTGCTTCCACCACGTAGAGTTGTCATTGCAACCTGGTCAATAGAATCGGCAAGGTTGAACGCAATAATGTTAGCGATTGCTGGGTCTACATCAGCAAGGCTGAAGAGTTCCAACGCACGGGTAACTAGTACTGAGTTACCGTACTCATTAAGAGTAATGGTAACTGAGGTAGGTGTAGACATTGCAACTGCATCTGGGTCTGTTGTTTCAGTCAGTGTTGAAGTTGCAGCGGAAAGGTCAACATAACGTTGTAGAACGACTGTTGAGCCAGGGATTGCTTGCTTTGCTGGGCGCTTATCTGCGACAGAACGGATTAGTGGTTCTGAGCGGAGAGCAAATTCAAGAAGGCGGTCATACGCCTTCTGAACTAGACCAGCAGCACCAGCGGTTCCACCTAAAGAGGCGGAGTCTGTTGATACATATGCCATTTAATTAGTCTCCTAGACTATGAACGAGTTATGATTGTGAACGAAGGAAAGCAAGTAACTCATCTGCACTTTGTGCATTATCAAGTTTTGCTGTTAAATCATTCATCTTGTCAGGGGCAATTCCACTCTGCGTAACAACATCCTGCTGGCGTAATGCCGCTAGATTCTGTTGCTGTTCCTCACTCTTAATTTCTGGCTGATACCCAATCAGGTCTCCATTTTCTTGGAGCCATCCGTTCAGAGATTCCTCTGTTATATCGCCCAGGTCTTTTAGAATAAGACGTGCAGCCTTGGTATTGATACCCTTCTTTTCTAGGACTTCCTTGACAGTTCGCTCACGCTGCACCTTGGATAATTCCTCAAGTTGCTCTGTGAGTTCCTTGATACGTTTTTCATCTGCTCGTTTGGCTTTTCTTAGTTTTTTAACTAAGTCATCACCAGTAGCAAACTGTTCGTTGTCTTGGTCATCGTCTTCTTCGTCCCAGTAGTTGTTGCTCATAGCAACCACCCTTTCTATTCGTTGTTAGTCGCAAGCCACAGTTCTACTCGGGGTAAATAGGCTGGCTCTTGCTATCGGTCTAATACACCTGACGGGGCCGATGGGTCCGTCTAGGGATTCTTAGAAGTTGCCTTGTGACTGAGAACCAAAGGATGCTCTGGATATACCAGAAGAACCACCGAATTGGCTTCTCTCTCTAGCACTTAGGCGCTGTCTTGCACGGGCAGCGGAAGCAAGTCCTAGCACGGACTCTTGTTCTGCTTCTAACTGGCCATATTGTTCATAAGCATTTCCATACAGTGAACTTAAAAATTCTGCTCTAGGTAGTACACCGCTAATGTATTGGGCTGCTCTAGCAGCAGTCTCTGCTGTAGCACCAGCCTTAACCATTGCATCTACACCAAGAGTCTGTCGGCTTACATTGCTGAAACCAGTTCCAGTTTGTCCAGCATTTAAGGATGACAATAATCCTTGTTCTCCAAACTTAGCACCTACTTCAGCAGCAGTTACCTGACGCTCTAACTTAGGCAGTTCATCCTCTGGGTTTAGCAGATATGCTGCAAGGTCTGTAGTTGTAATGTTATAAAATCTACGTAGTGTATCTGTAACCAATGGGTCAGCATTCTGAACCCTGTCTATAGCAATAGATACTCTGCTTTGCAACTCTGAAGGTGACATATCTCCAGCAATAAACTTGCTTACATAGTCATCAGAGTCAAATCTTTTTAGGCCATATGCCCGAAGGATTTGGCGATACTTATCCTCAAGGGCTATGTATTCACCAGGCTCAAGAACCGCTAGGTTATTCTTTCTGCGGATTTCATTAGCCTTAAACCGCTCTTTCCACTCTGGAGTACTAGAAAGTTCTAAAGAAATAGTGGCTTCTGTGGCACCAGCAATAGCCAGTTCTTTCATTTTAGGGATAAGACTTGATAGCCCATACTTAGTAAACAAATCAGTAAGGGTTGATATAGCAGTTTCTGTTCTTTGTTTTTCCTGCAAAGCCATATAAGCAGCAGTCATATCAGAATCTGTAGTTGTAGTTTTATTATCAGTAGTATTTGTATTATTAAAAGAAAAGTTAAATTTTGTATTTGTTTTAGTTGTACTTTCTGTATCAGTCACATCAGTAGGTGTATTCCAACCAATAACATTTCCGTTAGCATCCATAGTAGGATTAGGCTGGTTTACCAGTGCATTGGCACCTAAACTACTTGTATAACTAGCCTGTGTTGTGCCACCAAAGGTGCGGGAACCATACTTAAGTTGATTTTCTACTGTGTTGGGTGCACGATATAGTGTCCATTGACCAGTAGTAGTGCCACCAATCCAAGAGTAATAATAAATATAATTTGGGTTTGTTTGTTCTGCTGCTGGACGTTGAGTTATATCCAGCATCGGGTCAGTAGCAGCACGGGCCTTGGCTGTCTCTTCATAGGCTGCTAATCTTGCAGCCTCAAGTTCTGCCATTCTATCAGTATTTTCATAAGGGGTAGGCTCTACATAGTCAGGCTGATAGCCACCATCATCAAATAAAGGACCACTTTCTATAGCCATTAAACTAGTCTCCAATCCTTAAGAACCTTAAGAGCAAGATTGTCAAAAGTTTCTTTTGCATTCTTTGTAGTCATCCATTGGTCACTGCTTTTAACTATCTTTTCTGCTTCCCACAAAGAAATAATTTCTGGCTCTTTAGTCTTAGGGTTGGTATAATTAACTAACTGCTTGAACATAGAGTTATTGTTATTAATTGTATCTACGTCTATCTCTAGTAGGTTGGCAATAGTCTGGCGCAGTGCAGAGGTTTGCTGTTGGAAACTTCTACCTACCTCTATGCCTTTAGCATAGGCTGGATAAGCAGACATAGCAGTTTGTTTAATTTCTTCTTCTACATCCTCTACATTTATACTGCCTTCAAATAAACCTTTAGAGATTTTGTCCCAGTAATTTTTGCCAAGTAATTGGGAAACACCTTGGTCATCGGCAAGGGACTTTAGGGTATTTACTAAACCCAGGGTAGAACCAGCAAAAGTTCCCACCAAGCCAGAGTCAAGAATTTTTGCATCAATCTGTAAGTCAGTTAAACCTTGTAGATAATAGCCTTCAAGTAGACCCTCTATCTGTGGAGTTACTTTAATACCCTTTTTGTTAATACGAACAACTTGTTCTTTTTTCCAAGCGTCAAATTCCTGGGCATAAACACCAGGCTGGGTTGCTTTACTCTCTGTTCTAGTCTTAGAAGTCTGAGTTAAGTCCTTATAGTATGTAGAATTATAATAAGCAAGTCTTGCTTCGGTAAACCTTTTCTTAACAAAAAGTTGGTAAATAGGCTCTAGTTCAGGGTATAGCGCTATCAACTCTTTGGTAATACCATAAGCAAGAGCCATTAACTCTCCGCTTGTTTCATCTCCAGTAGGAACAACTGATTGAGTAGAACCATCACCGTCAATTAAAGAACCATCTGTAATAGCCATTAACGCTGCTCCATCTGTGCTAAGAAACTAAGAAAGTTTAAACTTTGTGCTTGCTCGTATTCTGTCTTTTTTTCTGTAGGTAGTTTTGCTGTCAACTCAGCCCTTGCTCTGCTCTCACTAAAGCCAGCAGTATTCTTTCTAACTACCTCACCGCCAACTTTTTTAACGGTTGTTAGGGTACCTTTCTTAATCTGATTCATATAGTAATCAGTCTTTTCTTTTACCCAAGCCTCATCTGGAGCATTGCCTATTTCGTTCATATAAACATCTTCAACTAATGCTCTGACTACATCACGGTCTAAAAGATTAATATCACGAACTGGCAGGTCTGGCTCACCAGAGCCGTCACCAACAGACTTAAGACCTGTAAGCCAGTTATTAAACGGAGCAAACTTTGTTTTGCCATTAACTGTAAAGTTCTGGATTTGATTAACGCTATAGTTTCTAGCAGCCCTTAACAATCCTTTATTAAAAGCAGTCTCATCTTGAGTCTGATACTCAGTCTTATCAATAAACTTCTTGTCATAAAGTAGTTTTCTTAGACCTTCAAAGTTACCCTTGTAGCCTTCTTTCAACTTCTTAATAGCCTGTGAAGCATTAAGGGTTGTGTAGGATACGCCATCACTGGCTACCCAAAAGAACTTCTCTTGTGTGGAGACAATCTCATCCTTATCATTGACAACCAACTCCTGTAGGATTAAGTCTCCGTACTGGTCAAAGGCTATCTGAAACTTACCACCCTCACTGCCAGGTGCACCAAAGTCAATGACCAAATCATTGTAATGCTTTTTATTCTTTTCTATCTTTTGGGCATTACCTTTTTGTGCTTTTTCAGACTGTGCTTTTGCTTCATCTGGACTTTTTGCTACTGGACTCACGGGTATCCTCTTTCTGGTGAAGCACTAATTGCATCTCGGGAATACTTATTCAAAAGCGGAACAAAGATAAGTCTTGTTGCTTCTTTAACTGCTGGGTCAAAAGCAAGTTCCCGAAGCATAGCAATAACATCATCTTTCATTTTTGCTCTATCAGAGGTAAAGGTATAGGAGTTCTTGTTTACCATATTGTTAGAGAAGAGTTCAAAGTTCTTAACCTGTTGTATAGCCAAGCGCATTGCGCTCTTTGTATTATCAGCAATAGGACTCTTAGGGTTATTGACTGCATCCTCAAGGTCACTGAACATTATTTTTAGTTCGCCCTTGTTTTCTCCTGCCTCATTTATAGCATCCTCTAGTAAAGGATTAGAAATAAAGAGTAGTTGTTTTTCTCTTTCTGCCAGAGCAATAAACTTCTTACGTTCAGAATAATCGGCAGTTTCAGATAACTTCTTATTTAATTCTTTATCTACAGCAAAGTATCTTTCTTTGTCTACAGATATTTGTACCTTCTCAAGGTACTTAAATAGGTCTGGCTGATTTACTAAATCTACAGACTGCATCCAGTTATATATATCTGGGTTATACTCGCCCACCTTTGGGGCAAAGATATAGCCAATACCAGAGTCAGCATATGTATCTACAAATCTTTTGTTATCTGTAGCCCATTGCTTTAACTCATTAGTTTTGTTAATAAATACCTTAGAAGCCTTGTCAGTTCTAGGAATTGTATACACAGACTTGCCTGGGTTCTTGCCAATAAACATAGCCAAAGCAGTTTCAAAAGGATTAGCAACTTCTGTATCAGAGGCTAGTACGCCCTGATATATATCCCAGAAAGCACTGGTCCAGGTACTAATACCATTATCTCTTATGAAGTTTGGTAAACCTTTTGCATCTTTAACACCAGGAAAACCTGGGCTAATCATACCAAGTATTGCTTGACCTGCAGCAATATTATCTGCAGCAATCTTTAAATGGTACATATACTTCTGCTTTTCCTGCTTTGTTGCATTGGCAGGTAATCCATTGCCAAATGCTTCTAGGTAAGAAATACCCTGAATTACATAGTTAGCCTTCATACGGTTCTTTTCAGAATCTCTTACTACCGTATCCCAGGCTGTGCTAGCAAGCATAGGAAATCCTATACGTAGCACATCGCCAAGGTCTGTATTTCTACCAATATGACCCATAGCAAAAGTATCTAAGTAATCTGCTGCTTCATTAGTCCAAGGGTAGATGGTATCTTCCCAGTTCTGTGGAAGAAGCATTTTTATTACTGGCAAATCTCTGAGTAAAGCCTTTGTTAATAGAATACCAAGCCCTGCAACTGGCCCAGCAAACGCTGGCACACCAGCATCTGGTGAGAATGATGGGTTAATTAGGCGGAACTTTAATGTGAAGTTATTAAATGTTCCTACTTTGTAAGTATTATCCCCAGTCAAAGCCTGAATAGTTTTGTTAATAACAGTATTCATAACTATGTCTGTTGGAAATACAATGTATTCATCACCTTGCTCATCTTCATAAATAGAGCCAAAGTTCTCTAGACCATAGTGTAGTAACCGCATACGCATCAAAGCACGTGGGCCTTCATTAGCATACAGACGATAAACACGGCGGTGGAAATCCTCAGTAGCACGGATAAATCGGCCAACGTGACGGATAGATAAAGCAAAGTTAGAGCGGATATTAGGGTTATCAACAAACTCTAACAAAGTATCTGTAGCATTATTAACCACAATATTGGTTACTGTCTTATCTGCTATTTCTTCTGCTCTTGCCATAGCAACAGCAGTGTCAAGATTAGGGTTAGCCTCTATAATAGCCTTGTAGTGGCGGTCAACTAATAGTTGTTCAAATGGCTTAATATCGTCAAAGCCCTTATTAATAGCCACACGCATTGCTGGTAGACGGAAGAAGCCAGTCACCTGACGGTCCATCATCTCTAAAGCCTTTTCAGGAAACTTTTCAAACATTAATTCAATCTTGCTTAAGTCTTCTTTAAGGCCATCTAGGTCTGAAACTTTACCACCGCTGACAATACGGGTATTGACATACCCTGAAGTGGGGCGCATTCCAAGGGTTGCTTCGTTGAACTCTTTCCAAGAAATGTTATTGGCTGCTCTAGACCAAGCATAAGCCAATGGCTTCTTCTGACGTGATGCTGCCTTAACAACTTCGTTGTACTTGCTACCCATCAACTGGAATAGTTTGTCATTAAAACCATTAGAACTACCGTGGAAGGTAAAACGCATATCTGTAATCATACGTTCAGCATAAATTCTTGCTATCTCTGGGTCAGATAAACCCTTCTGTCTGTAGTAAACAGTCTCACCAAAGAATGATAAAGCAGACTTTAATACATCCTCATCCAATGTGTCATACATATTGATAACATCATTGTATGTAGCACCCATCTGCTCCATAATATCAGTACGTGCCTTGGCAAAATCCATATTGCTCTTAATGCCATTGTTGGCAAAGAACACATCTACTGGATTTAGGTACTTTTTATCTGAGATTTTAATTTGGTTATAGCCAAACCTAAGTAAAAAGTTATCCCACATAGCAATGCCAACTTCTTGTTGGGTCAAATCTGCTACTTCTTTAGGGCTATATCCTGGGGCTTTCTCTAAGCCCATTTCTTTTAAGAATAAATTAAACTGGTCGGTAGTAAACAAAGCACTGAAGTACTCTGAGTCCATCTTGCCAACTGATAGGTCACGGGCACCCATTGAAGAGATTAGACCATCTGTGAAGTTAGGGTTATTTCTAAAAACCCGCTTCCAGTTTTCCCACTCTGGGCCATTTACATCATAAATGTCTTGTATGCGAGAAAGAATTGACTCTTTAACAAGAACTGGAGATAGTTCTGACATAGGGATTTCATACCCCAGTTTTGCTGAAAGTCCTTTTCTTAAATCCTCAAGCAACTCCGCCCGCTGAGCAGGGGTATAAATCTTGCGTGGGTCATAGGGCAAACCATCTGCATCTTTAATGCGCATTTTACCAGCCATATAATACAAAGAACCCTTGTATGGGCCTATTGCTGCGCTACTACCAGTAACAATCTGGCTTGCTTTAATATCTCTTGAGAACTTACTTGCTACTAAATCCATAACATCTGTCAATGGTTTAGTTAAATAATAGAAAAATCCTTCATCAACATTGGTACGGATACCCAAGCGTGGAACAAGAGTATAGGCTGCCCAGTTATTGTTCCAAATTCTTACAAAATGGCTACGTAAAAAGCCATTAAAACCTTTAATAAGATGCTTTCCTGGTGTTCCTTTGGGCAGATTATCAAGTTTAGCCTTAGCAGATAATTGATAAATAGTATCAAAAGGCAAAGCCTTGATACCTTTGGTCAACTGTGAAGGGTGTATACCACCTGTAGCACTCAACATACCCTCACCATTGACTACATTGATAGTCGCAGGGTGCATCTGAGGTAGGAACTCATCTGCTACTGGCAGGTTGGCTACAGAAGTAAAGCCTTCATCGTTATAAGTCTTGTTTAAAATCTGAACAATGTCATCCTCATCCAGATTTAGACGCTTCATATAAGCGTACTGCATATTACGCACTGCAGTTAACTGAACATCTAGTGGTTCATCCAACAACATTATGGTAACTGCATTAGCAATATTCTTAGGCAGCACTAGATTTGCAGTATTACGGATATTATCTGCAGTATCAATGGCGTTTTCGCCAAAGTAAATAGGTCCAGGGGTTCTACCAGCAGCCACACCTAATTTATAGGCTATTTTTCTAGCGCCAGTTATATCTTTTTGTAGTGCAAAAAGGTCATCAATCTCTGGGTTAAGTAGTTTATTCTCATCATCGGCTACTTTTGTTAGTACAGTCATAGCCTTGACAGCATCTGTATCTGATTTAGCGAGTATTTCTTTAGCAGCAAGGTCTACTTCTGAAGTAGGATTAAATACCTGATAGGCAACACGGTGCATAGCAGCCGTTAGGTTTCTAGTTTTACGGGCATAAGGAATACCATTGCGCCTGAAAGAAAGACCATTAACTCGGCCACTAAGCATCATATTTGCATCATCTACATAAGTAAAAAACTTACGTGCTGACTCGGCATCAAATGTTTTATTATCTACCAGAATTTTAATGGTCTTATCGTTATACCATTCTGGGAAATCAAACTTCATAGATTCAAGGATTGAAGCCTTCTTGGCTGGAGTATCGGCTTCAGAGTAAGCCTTTAGTCTTGGCCCAAGGTCTACATCCCAAAGTTTCTTCACCTCTGGAACATCCTTAAATAGCCAGGAGTATCCTTCTTCTAAACCTTTGTTCTCTGAAACAAACTTTAGTTGCTCAGCAAGTCGTTGTCCCTTTGTTTTAAAGGCTGCTTGCTGGAAAGCCTCACGTACACCAACACGGATACCGCCAACACCTTTAGCAAGTGACTTTCCTACTGCTGGAAGACCTAATCCTACATAGGTTAGCGGGTCAATAAATATTGTGTAAAAAGCATCTACCGCTCCAGAAACTCTTTTCTTGTTTTTGGTTTCATACTCTAGAGCAATGGCTTTTGCTTTTTTGCTATTAGGATTCATCCCTGGTGGTAAAACATATTTATCTTCACCAAGTAAAAACTTGGCTATTTTTTCTACCCAATAATTTGCTTCTCTGTTATTGCCAGGTGCAATTCTGCCAGCAACTAAATCACGGCCTGGAGATAGTTGAGCATCTACTTTAAGTGCTTCTTTAATTAGATTAAATTCTTTTGGCTTGTCATACATAGATATAACAGCAGCCATCATATCTTCATCAGCATTACCCCAAAGGTCAATAGCACCTTCTACGGTGTGACCTTCAGCAATTGCTCTCATAAGAGTTGTAAATGCTGCGCCATAGCGCTCTTCATATGATGAAACCTTGTCCCAGTCCCAGTTGTTTAGCCCATTATAGGTATCACTCAAGATACCTTTTTTAAAGTCAGTTCTTTTAGTTACGGGCAATCCTGCTGATAATGCTTGCTTTGCTTCTTGAGCAGAACGAACCTGTGAATAGCCAGTCTTAGTTCCTTTTTCCCAAGCATCTAACGCATCAAGGGCTTTTATAAATGGGGTGCTGAGAAGTTCTATAGCCTCACGTGGTCCCTTTGTTATAAAGGATACTGCTTTTCTTAAGTTACTCGGTTCATCAGAAAACATTTTTCTGTCAGGAAACAATGCTTGAATATTCATACGAACCGTAGGGTCTAATTTAAGAAACTCATTGCGACCCATTGAGTCGCCCATAGCAATAAGTTCTTTACCCTTTTTATGGTTAAGAGAAAATTGATTTAATATTTTAGCCCACTTAGGGTCTAAACCAGTTGTTATTGCTGCCTTGTATAAGTTAGGACTTATGTTAGCAACAGACTCATCAACTATTCTTGGCACTATAAACCTCGCTCAAGCAGAGCCTTATAGATTAACTCAGTCTCTCCGCTTGGGTCATTTTCTGCAATCTGCTGTAATACAGAAAGCAGAGTAGGTTCTTGGTTCGGAAGTTTAATAACATTAGAATTTGGACCTGCGCCAAAATCCACACCCGCAGTAATTGGCTCATCACGTCTTTGGCTTGGCGCAGTAAGAGGAATTATATCTGACATAGTAGGTTCACCTACTGCAGCCATAGGTGCAGCGGTTTGCTGGTCATAGGTAGCCTGACCTTGCCCTTGAGGCAAGCCAGAAATATATCTTGCTGGTTGTTTAGATACGTTTAAATCTGTTCTTTGGGAAAGAGCGCCAATTCCAGAAACCTTTTCTCTAATATCTGCCATTAGTCATCATCCTCTTCAAAGTCATCTAGTGGATTTTTAATAGGGTCAACTGGGTCTACTATCCAATCTGGATAACTTGACCTGTCCATAGCAAAGGCCATTGCTGTGCCTTCATCAAATCCAGCACGAACACAAGCATCATAAACTTCTTTTGCAGCAATCGCCCAAAAATCAATTTTAACCAATACTGGTTCTTTAGTAGTTCTTCTGCGTTTTGGCTGAGGCTTTGCCTTTTTGTTTACTTTTTTACGTGGTGGCATAATTACCTCCGTATAGCAGTTCTGGCACTTGCACTTGCAGTTCCACCAGCACTTAGACTAGAGAGTAGTGTTTGTAGTGCTGGCGCTTGAGAAGCGCCTCCTGCCAGTGCTTCGGGAGCAGGGGACGGTTGCTCAACCATTGGGGCACCAGCAGGAGGTAATTCTGGAGCGAAGACTTCTTCAACTGCGTCTTCAATCGCTACACCACGCTGACGTGCCTTAATAACGTCTGCAACTTTCTTAATAACCTGTGAGGCATCTTGGCCTTGCACAGCCATTTGAGGAATTGCTTGGGTGTAGGCTTGCAGAGATTGAACTAGCGATTTACGCATATTCTCAATCTCAATCTTTTCTTGTTCTTGTGTTACGTTAATACCAAACGGTAGTTCACGCATAGCAAGGTCTGTTGAGATTAGTCCGCCCCCAAGTGCCTGCAACATAAAAATCAATCCTTGTGCAGGGTTAAGTCCAGCCAACATACCATAACGAACATCGGCTGAGTAATCCTTCTTTATATCTTTACTAGGCTTGTATGTAATCTGGTAAGGAGAACCAGCATCTACTCCACGAATTGTTTTTTCATAATCAAAGAACTTCTCATCTACTTCAAAACATACAGAGATTACATCTCTTAATGCTGAAGCAAAGATAGCCTGAGCAGATTTGACCTGAGTATCAAAGCCTCCCATAAGTGCCTGAACACCTTGGCCAGTGATAATGCTGGCATCAATGTTTCCAGTACGGCCTTCTGGATAGCGTGTTCCAGTACGGAGTTCTTGCTGAAGTAGAGTCTGCTCAGTAAATGCTCCAGGTGGAATATTTAAATCTACACGGCGAACGCCTTGTGGATTACTGGTGCGAATAACGGCATCGCCACCAAGTTGTAGTTCCTGAACATCGGCAGGTAGAACGATAGGAGACTGAACAGACTTTTCCGCTGCTTCCATCGCAAGTAATGCGAACCTGTTGCGAAGCAACTGAATGCCTAATACATCATCAAATTGTCCACGCATTTCACCATCAATAGTTGGTCTTTTTGCTACGACAATCATCATCTTACCAAGCGGATTCTTTGCTTGGGAAAGAATTAAGTTATTTCTGTCAGGTAGGTACATTACAGATTGTTCATCATCGTAATAACGAACTATCTCATAATGAGCACCTAGGTCCTGGTCATAACCTTCTTTGCCAAGAAGTTCCCACTCGTATTCAGGAAAGTTTGCTACCAACTCACCAAGTGGTAAGCGATAACGTTTTGCGAAGGCTACGCACCGCCCATAGCGGTCAAACTCTGGGTAAGCGCCCACTGGGTTTTCTATACGTATGCGTGGTAACCCTGCTACTTCGTCTAGTTCTACAACGAACGGGACGAAACCAAATGTGATGTACATATCTGCACCGCTGTACATCTGTACTTGCAAATCTGAATTTGCAAAGTAGTTATTAGCAATTCTTGTTCTAGTGTCAGCAAATTTACGGGCACGGTCATTAGCCTGATTAGCAGCAGAGCAATTTACCGAAGGCAATGGTGCCATAACTTCAGATAGGTCTCGGGCAACAATATCAATAAAGTTTGCGACTACGTTAGCGTCTACGCCATTTGGGAAAAAGTCTGGATATACCTCTGAGATTTTGCCTTTGCGTACAGCAAGAACGTCTTGCTGACGGCCATCACGTTCCGCTGCTCGGTCACGTAGGTTGTTTACACGTGCCGAGATTTGTTCTATAGATAGCATTATTTAGTTTCCCAATCTATTGCTCCGCCGCCTATGTTTAGGCCAGCGATTGGTATCGGTCCTACACCACCAGTTCTTGGAACTATTGGCCTAGGAATATTTTCTTTAACTATTTTTTTTGTTGTTTGTATTCTTGGTGCATTACCTGTGTGGTAAATTCTATATGGAGCATCTAATTTATCTAATAATTTAATAAATTCAGAATCTACACCAGGCATATCTCCAACAACAAAATTAGCGCCTGCTTTAGCAGCCATAGTTATTTGATTAATTGTTTCTGGTCTTAATGGTTTATTTGCTAATTTACCATTTCTGGCAAGCATAATTGTTTTACCAGATAAATCTCCAGTAGCAGGACCTAATTTTAACAAACTAGTTTCACTAGAAGTTTTACCGACCATTCCTGGTTGAGCCGTTGTAATTTGTGACTGTCTAGTTGTATCTTGTAATTCAACTATTGCAGCATTGGAAATTTTTCTCATAGCAATATCTTTAGCATCTCCCATAGGAGTTCCTTTGCCTGTATTTCCTCCAGGTACTTTTACTATATTTTCTTTAAAAGACTGTTCTGTTTTTGCTCTTGAAACTCTGTTACGTTCTGCAACTTTTCTGCTTTCAAGGGTTCTGTGGTCTGCTTTTTTCTGAGCCTTGTAGTCTTCAAAGGCGGAAGTCATATCACCACGTGCTGCTAGTTGTTCTTTCATCGCAGCCTCACGGTCCATAATAATGTCATTAATACGCTTGGCTAGGTTATCCAGATATTTTTTTTCTTCTACAGTTAAAGAATTTTGTGGAACTCCTTTAATGTACTTTTGCTCACCGATACCCTCATAGTAACCAGCAACAGCAAAGCGCTCTAGCGCATCACGAATTACTTGTATCTCTGCTCTACGTCTTGCTGCATCAATCGTTGCTTGTCTAGCAAGAGCCTCTGGGGTAACAACTGGTGGCTTAGAACCAGGTGCTCGGCTCATACCACCAATAGTTCCTTGACGAACTCCTTGGTTTTTTGCTTTACGCTCAGCGGTTTGCTTTACTGGCAAATCCGCTTCTAGTCTTGCTTTAAGAATTTTTTGTTCACGAACTGGAACATTGCCTGGTTGTGTAGTTACAGTTTTTGTATCTGGCTTAGGTGCTGGAAGTTTAGAAGTTTTTTCCTCACCATAAGCGTAAAATCTAAATAGTTCTCTTGCTGGGTCTCTAACAGTTCTTACCCCAGTTGCTGGGTCAACAACTCCACGTACAGGTGTTTCTGGTTTAGGGCCGCCAAGAATAGGACCAGGAGTAACTGGACGTGGCTGTGAAACATTACCACCAGGAGCCTTAGACATTTCTCGCAAAACGTCTTGAAGTCCGCTCTCTAATCTAATTTCTTCAGCCATTTAATCCTACCCATAAGTCTCTTGCCATTGCTCAGCAAGCATCTCATCTAGATTGACAGTTAATCTTTTTTCTTGTTGCGCCCTAGTCGCCCAACGGTTATTTGCATAACGTTGAACGTGGGAGTTCTGCTGCATAAACTCTCTACATCTAATGACACCAAACCAGAACGCCATCACACAGTCAGTCTTACCTCTGGTATCAGGCTTCCAAGTTATTAATTGTTGAATTAAAGCCTTAAGACCTTCAGAGCCTTCAGTGCTTGGTAACTCTACAATGTTGTCTTTTTGGTGCTTACCTTCACGTGCAGTTCCAAACAAAGCAGACATAGAGGCAACACCAAAGTTAGTGTCCCATTTATTTTTGCCCGTGAAGTGTGCATTAAGTCTTACCCCATAGGAGGCAAGCCATTGCTGTAAATCTGAGTCAAGCGCATAGGCTTTTTGGTGAGCGTTAATCTCAACACGTAATTCTTGTGGTTTAAATCTGTGAACAAAATCTTCTATAGCCTGTTGAATTTTCTGAGGCGTAGGTTCTGACATATTAAGAACATCTAGAACGTAAATTTTTCCATCGTGCCTGTTATAAGTCATAGCAACAAAAGCAGCATTACCAGACATAGCAGGGTCAAATCCCACTACGGTATAACCCTCAACTTGTTTCGGATGGCCCGTGACTCCAGGTTTAAGTGGACCACGTTTACGCATTCCGTTAATAGAACCTTGCACAAGTTCAGGTGGAAAGATTGAGTCTTCAGTTACATCCTCTTGCTGGTAGACCAGCGCCCACGTAGATGGAGTTACCTCTCCCCTACGTTTGGCGAGTGTTGGGCCGTCCCATTTCGGGAAGTATCCTTCTTCGTCAGGTGTCTCATCATCGCCATCCCAAGGAGAGTCCGACTTTGGCCAGAGCGTAATCCAGTCTTTCGGTTTCTCGGCATACTGTAATACAGCAGGCATACCCATATACGTAAATGGGCTTTTACCCCCTGACCAATGCTTTGGGTCACGGAGTTCTTTGTAAAGGTCTGTAGGCGCAATTCTTGTCCCAACTACTAACAACTTGCCGTTCTTACCCAAACGGGTAATAACTTCTTTTTGGAGCCAGTTGATTTGCTTCTCGTATTCGTGGGCATTGGCTGTAGTAATACAGTCATCCAGAATAATCAGGTCAGCACGGGCACCGTAAATCTGTCCACCCATACCTAGGGCTTGGATAGTCGGGTCCTTCTCAGATGAGTTACGAGCATCGCTCCCAAGGTAAACGGTGTCAACGCGCCAGGTGTCAGAGTCTTCTTTCCAACCCCCTTCTGGCCCAAATGTTGTTTGCAACTTCAGCCAGCGCGGGTGACTCAACCTTTGTTTAATGGCGTACACGAACTCACGTGCTTTGACCAACGTCTTAGAAACTACGATGATTCTAACATTGGGATTGAGAGCGATGCGGTAAGTAGAGTAGTTCACCGTAATCACGGTACTCTTGGCGTGTTCTGGTGGCACGTTTACCAGTAGGCGATTTGGGTCGCCTTTCTCGTAAATCATATTTGGGTGCAACCAACTTGGTTCACGCCCCTCAAGCAGGTCAATCCAATCTAGGTGATGTGGAAAGGCTTTCTGCTCAAGGAACATTTCTGAGAACTGGGGAAAGGTAATTTCTTCCCTTGCTATCCCCAGGCTCCGCAAGGAGCGTTCTTTAGCATCCTCTTTGGCCTGCTCTAGGTCAGAGGCAAACTTCTTGTCCCTCATACACCAGATACGGATAGTGTCGGGTTGCTTGCCAACCTCGGCCATAGCCTTATGTGGTGTCCAACCCTCAGATACAAGGGCTATGACTTTAGCCTTTGCGGCTGCCATAGCCTCTGTCCTAGGGTTGTTATTGCCTTTCTGAAAAGTCACAGACCTGTCCCATCTACATACAGTACTGATAGTTAGAACAGCCTATGTAACAGATAGTAGATACAGTCTGTACGCAAGGTCCTAAAGACCTTGCTACTATCAGTGGGCGCTTTGCGCCCCTATATAGTATTAATCCGTTCAAACAGCCTAAACGAACGCTTTGCTTGCAAAGTGTGAGGCAACTCACAGAATATACTATACCAAAATAGGACATACTAGGACAGTAGCAGGGGTCATAGGTTGTACGGGAAAATCTTTTTGGGACTATACATAATAACTTCAGCCTGCTTTTAATAAGTCTGGGGTCTGTTATATACAGCCTGACTACAGCAAGACAGGCTATCTGTCCAGTGCTGGTGTGTGTTAGACAGTAGACACTCGCTCGGCACTATCCCTGTCGCCTCGCCCTATAATAATAAAGACCTGTGCCAGGCTGATTAATAATTAAATCTGAAAGTCACTAGCAGTCCAGTCAAGTCTAAAAGCGCTACGCAACGACTTGACAGAACTGCTTATGTAGGAAGAGTTATAGGAGATACCTATGACAGAGAGGAAATTGTGAAAATCTGCTCACTGTGTGAAACCCACACCACTGAAGTAACACTGGTAGATAACCACTACCTATGCTCGGATAGCAAAATGTGCGCCCAACGCACAGCAAACCTAGTGTTTGGGGTGTCAGTATGAGTGAGAATACTGGCATCAGTATCCAAACTATGTGCTATCAATGCCAAGCACTCACTGAACTCTGCCCTGATTGTCAGGAGCAGAAGGACGCCAATGACATCTACTTGGCCCACAAAATAGTAGATGAGTCCCAAGACTTCTACTACAAAGGCTATGGTGCCAAGAAGGTAGCCGTAGCCAACGGTGGCTCTGTCTCTGAGTTCAATCCTATGTCAGTTATCCGTGACCTTCCTTCAGGTCACGACTGGACTGACCGTGAAGATGAGTTCTTAGAGCCAATCGCTATGCTAGTAGACAGGTTATTTGACCTTGAGACCAGCCTGACTACAACATCATCTGAGGTGGTATGCCAATCCTGCCATCTCATTTACAACAAGCACCAAGCAGAGTGCCCAATCTGCTACTAATCACAACCACGGGGAACCCCTCACAAGTGAGGGGATTTCCCCGACAAAAAGTAAACAACTAACTAATAAGGAGACTAACCAAATGAATACAGTAAACGAGTTCAAGTTCAACAATGCGTTGTTGAAATCAGTCCGTGACTATGGCAACGTAGTCAAAGGTATCGTTCAGTCCCGCCAGACTGAATACAC